ATATAGACATAATCAGAGCAATACGACCGGATTACTTCAAGCTCAGATCCCTACATTAGCTAAAAGAGCTAAGGCTATTTTCGTTCACCCTCTAATCGCTTCTAATAATAGAAATATAGAAGTTTCTTCTCTCGTAGGAGTTCCGGATAATGCCCGTAATTATGAATTTATTCACGGGACTAAACATTTTCCCAGCCGATTAGTTCCTTTAAGCAGATATTCAGTAGCGGTAGGAGCTACCGATCAATTAAGAAACGAAGCTCTCCACACCAGCGAATTACAGAAAGCTATCGTAAACGTAGGAGAAAAAGTTCATAATTTACAAAAAATAGGAAATCATTTCGTTATAGCGAGATCATTAAGTAAATACGGCGGAACTATGGATTTATCAGACGATACTTTATCTATAAGGGTAGACTATGATACCGGAGTTCATACTAAATTATTTAATAACTACGTATACTGTATTCGTAGAGTAATGATTAAAAACGGTTTAGTCGAGGCTTCTAATCAGGTTCCGGCTTCTATGCCTCAGAGCAATATTCCCGACGTAGATTAAAATTTAGTTTAGTTATTTTCTTTTTTTTCTGTTCTCATTTGTAATAATTTATATATAGGATTTTTTACAAATAAGAACATTTATAAAATTAATAAAAAAAATATTAAATTAAAAATATATTATCATTATATATAAAAATGAGTTCGCCGAATATCGTATCTGTCGAAAAATTCGAAGTATTACCTTCTAATCAACCTTCCGATAATACTTACAGTTTTAGAGGAGGAAATCCTATTATCACATTAACAGTTCCCGCTCAGGCTAAATTTCTAAGACCGAGTTCAGTTCGTATTAATGGAGTTCTTAGAGTTCAAACTTCCGCCGGTGTTTTACCCGATTGTAATAATTTAAAAGCGGGGGGAGCTACTGAGATTACAGTAAACCCGAGAGTAGGAATTCATTCAGTCCTTCAAAATGTAGTTTTATCAAGCGAAGCAACTAATCAGAGTTTAGAATCAATTCGTCAATATGGAAGATTAGTTAGCAGTCTTTTAAGTTCTTCTCACAGTTCAGACGATTATATGTCTGAGAAATCAGTAGTCGCTTTAATGAATGGAGTCCAGCAATCAACCGATAATTTAGTAGGAAACGAAGTAGCTTTTTCTATTCCTTTATACTGTGGTTTACTTCAAGGCGGAAACCCTATTCCTCTTTCAGTAAATGGTATTAACGGATTAACTATTAATTTAGAATTAGCTTCCGATCAACAAGTATTAAAAGGAGCAAACGCCGGAGACGCTAACGGAGCCTTTTATCAGTTAAAAGATATTTCACTTTCAGGAGATCTTCTCGTTCCTGACGACGCAGGAGTTCAAGCTTTAAGCGTTCCAGGATCCGGAGCTTTTGTATATAATAGTTATTCTTCATTATATTCAGTAATTAATTCCGGAGACGCTACTCAGACTTATAATTTAGCAAATTCGAACGTTTTATCTATTACCCATAATTTCCTCCCAGTTTCTCATTCAAATACATACGCTCAGGACGGTTTTACTAATGGGGAATTATTAAATACAAATGGAGCCGGAACTGTATATAATGCTCCTACAACATTAAAGAAAGTTTCATTTAGTAGAGGCGGAGTTAAATTAGCTTATGATTATGAATTAGACGTAGAAAATAATTCAGTAGAAGATAGACCGGAAACTCAGGTTAATATCGCTTACCTAAACGCTTTTAAAGCAGAAAAAGCACTTACTCGTCTATTAAATCAGAAATCACTATTAAATTATGGAGGAGCCGACGCCCTTCCTTATTCTGATACAAGTATAGCCGGATCAGCTAATAAACAGAACGGATTATCAGTAGATAACGGAGTTAGAAATTTCGGAGTAGGATTAGCACTCGATAGAGTTTCAGACGTAGGAATGAACTTTAAAGGGCAGTCTTACGCTACTCGTATACAATCTACACTCGACGGAAAATCGCCTAATGCTGTTTTCACTTATGTAAAAGCTAAGAATATTCTTCAATACTCGCCAAACGGTGTTATGGTTATGAATTAAATCTTTAAATTTTATCTCTTTTTATTTTGTTCTCATTTGTAATTTATTTATATAAAGATTTTCAACAAATGAGAACATTCTAATTTTTATTAAAAATAATAAAAAAAATATTAAATTAAAAATATATTACTAATATATATAAAAATGAGTTCTCAGGTAGCAAACGCAGGAAGTAAACAATTACCGAATATTTTAGAAGTTGGAACTTTACAAACAGCCGAAAATATGGAAGTAAAAACCGAAGTATTAGATCCTATTTCGTCTTCTAATTCTGAAATAGTTTTTCAGATTCCTAAGAATGGAATCTTAGACGGCGGTTCTTTTGTAAGTTTAGCAGTAAAAACAGCCAACGGAGTAAGCGACGCCTTTTTTCCATTAAGAACAGGTATTCACGGTTTAGTTAAATCAGTTCAGCTTCTTAGCGGTTCTAAGGTTATCGCTTCTAATGACGATTACGCACACTATGCGACTATGGTTAGACAATTCGAAACACCCGAACACAGAGCTAACGTAGATATGGTTAAAAGCGGAGCCTGTTTAGATCGTTGGAACCAAAACGATACAACTACCGGTAGATTAGCTCCTAAGGATTTAACTTACACGACAGTAGCTAACGATAATACCGCTCGTTGTTCTGTTCCCGAGTTTATTAAGCCAACAGATAGCGACGATTCTACTCCGGTATTCGCTGTTCCTCTTTCTCATTTAATACCATTTATGAGAAGTAGACAGCTTCCCCTTTTCGCTATGAAAGAGAATATTTTCCTTAGATTACAACTTAACACCCAGTCAGCAAGAGGCGACGGTTCTATCTGTTGTTTCGCCGAAGGTTCCGCAAGTTCCGGAGTAATTGTTCCTTCTTTTGTTAATATTAAATTTTATAGCGATCATTTATATTATACAGACGGCAGTATGGAAAATACTCAGAAATCTATATTTTCAGAAAAAGGTTTATCTTATTTATATGAGGATATGATTACAACTAACGCTCAGATCCCAGCGACAGCGAACCCCGGCGTAGGTTCAGTTCAAGAACAAAAAATAGAAAGAGATTTAGCAGTATCAGGTAGAACTATCCGTAGTATAATGGTAGCTGAAAAGAACGTAGGAGAAACTCATAATTTATTAGGTAATTATTTTTCAGATTGTAGAACAACTAATGACTCTTATAATTTCCGTATTAATGAGAATAGACTTTACGATAGAGATTTAGAAAAACCTTCTCAGAAATATCACGAATTAACGGCGGTTATGAATAAATCTTTACAGAATCCTAACCAGTTTTACAGTTTTGATATAGACGCAGGTAAAGCTACCGCTGATAATCAACTAACACAGAATTCCGTATACGTTGGAGGTATTGAAGGACACGTTCTCCCCGCTACTGATAACACAGCAAACGGAAACGAACTTCGAGGTAAATCTCATTATATAGGATATGACGCTACAACAACCGGTTTTAATGTTTTAGGAAATGGTAAAAAAATAGGAGTTAAACCGGTAATTATTCAGAAAACATTAAAGAGAACTAACGGAAATAACGGAGCAAGAGAAATGAGAGTTTTTACAAATGTAGAAAGAATTATTAATATTAAGAACGGAGAAGTAGTAGTATCCGCTTAAATCATTATATGTTTTATTGTTTCATTTTTTGTTCCCATTTGTAATTAAACCTAATAATCGATTTACTACAAATGAGAACATTTTTTACTTTAAAAATATTTACCTATTATATATTATTATGAGTAAATATTTATTATTAGAATGTAATCGAGTCAGATCGAAAAATAACGATTTATTAGACGACTTTAAAGACGAATTTAAAAATACCTGGGTAAATCAGGTTTCAAGCTCCGGAATAGTTATTAACGCCGGAGATACTATTTCAGTAGAGGAAACAATCGTTAATAGTAGAGGGGCGTCAGACGAAGTTATGGAATTTAGAGGAACTAAAAATGAAGTCGGATTTTTAGATAATAAAGTAAGATTAAATTATTCTTTTTATATAAATAACTCGGGAATTAATACGGTTAATTTACCTTTAATAAATCACAGAACATATAGAGGAAACAGTAGAGACGCTACTCACACTACGACGTTAACTCCTCTTATTCACGCCTCAGGAGACGGAGATCAAGATAACGGAGCCATAGCTGGATTTAATAATGACGTATATTTAGAACATTACGCTAAAAGAAGTTTAGGAGAAACATTTTTTTATCCGGAAAGTGGGAGCGATCCGACAAAAGTAGATTATAATACTGACGAATATTCAGGAATGGTTAATAGTTCAGTAGTAAACGGCGGATATTTATTAAGATTAGAAGAATTCGTTAAAGGAGGTTCGAATCCTCCGGCACAGGGACAACCGCCAAACGTGAGCGGAGGCTACCAAGAAGGATTAGTTTACGCTACGAGTATTTCAGATATTCCGGCAGGAACAAACGTAGGGGGATCAGGTTTACAAATAAAAGTTATTTCTACTACTTCTATCGGAGAGATATACGGAATAATAGATAAATTCGAAGTATTTAAAATAGGATCCGGTTATGACGCTAACGAAATAAATTCTAACTCGGGAAAAATTCAGTTAGAAAATCCTTTAACAGGAGGAGCTTTTCAAGGAACTAAACAGAAGTTCACATTAAAAGCGTATCCCTCTAATTCGTTTAAACAGAGTCGTTTAGAAGGATTCGACGGGAAAAGATATTATTTTAATAATATTGATTTTTCGGGGTTTTGTAATAAGATAGAATTTACAGAAAATACGGCAACTACCGGAGCGTTAGATTTAGATAAATATAACCAAAACTTTACAAAAAGAACGAGAAGTATAGATTTAGAAATTCCGAGAGGTTTTTCTACTCCGGATAATGTAGCCGACATTTTAACCGATCAGCTACACAATCCGAATAAAATTACAAATGAGAACAATAACGCCCCATTTTTGGATTATAAAAGATTAAGAGTAGCTCATATAACTCAGACGGGAGAATTCGCTCAGGAATTTAGCCCGGTGGTAATTGATACTCCTACGTATACTCCTACCGTTTGTAATGGTTCTACGACTGGAAACAAGCAGGGGGATAATTCTACATTTACTCAGGTTAGAGATAGATTTTATTCTACTGTCGCCTGGAAGGAACCGGAAAGAATCGAGGGTTTAAACTGGTTTAATACTGGTTGGATAAAAGATACTACTTTCGCAGGAGATAAAGAAATACTTACAGGAAGAGTAGGGACTAATAATTACGGAGTAAATGGAGGACAGGGTCAGCTCGGAGATTTCGGGTTCGCTGAATGCGGAGAATTTGGAAATCACGTAGTATTATTAAACACTTTTAAAAATACCGATTTCACAGACGGAAACGACAGGGGAACGAGTAATAAAGTCCAATTAGTAAAACACGGATTAATTATTACTAATTTAAAATATACTAAAAGAAACGTAGAAAATTTAGCGATAGGTTTTAAGAAAGCCGAAAAATATATCGGAAATCTAAATGCTAATGCGGATCCAACAACCGAAGATTATAGAAGAAGATTAGGTATATTTTTAGATATAGGAGCCTACGACGACGAAATGTCGGATCAAGGGGTAAGAGGATTAGATAATCAGGGGGAAAAGTTAACAGGTTCTAAAATGAAATTCGCTACATACGCAGAAGCTCACGCTTTTAATTTTTTAGAATTACCAACAGATCACGACACGGCTTCAAATAGTCAGATAGAATTATTCGCTTATCAACCTGATTTTAATAATATAGTTAACGAT